AAAGCAGGGGTTTGTGCGGGGATACTGCATCAAGATGATGCGCACGCGAGACCATGGCGACGTGATGCGTGTGAATATCCCCAAGGTTCGGATGGATATTCCTCTTGGAGTGCTCTTCAAGGCAATCGGTATCACGACGGACGAGGCAATCGCGCGACGTGTGATTGGTGATTTCAAGGGGGAACACGCGTCAAAGTACTGGAAACTCCTAACGCCTACCCTGCGAGAGGCGGAGCCATATGAAACCCAGGAGCAGGCACTTGAGCTTCTGGCAAAGAACACGAGCCTGTCTGCTCGGATTCAGATAGAGGACCGCGTACGATTCGTGAAGAAGATCCTGATGGAGGACTTTCTTCCTCATATTGGGCGCACTGCTGATGGAGACCACGAGAAGGGGTGGTTTATGGGACATAGCGCCAGGCGTATTATTCGCTGCATGACCGGTGAGGTTGGATACGATGACCGGGATGGCTATCACAATAAGCGTGTAGAACTGGCTGGTTCGCTGATGACACGACTCCTATACCAGTACTGGACATCCAAGGTGGTGCGCGACATCCGTTCCGGAATTCAGAAGGAGCTTCAGTCTGGTGCGTGGCGGGCGACGCGGGTGTACGACGACATCATCAACGGGACAAACATCTTCAAGATCATTCGTACTACCACACTGGATGCTGGTCTGAAGTATGCCCTGGCAACTGGTAACTTTGGAATGAAGAATAGCGTCGGGAAGGTTGGTGTCTCGCAGGTCCTTGCGCGTCTGAACCGGAATGGTACGATTTCTCATCTCCGCCGACTGACAACACCCGTGGAAAAGAGCGGAAAACTCGTTGCCCCACGGAAGCTGCATTCCACGGCGTGGGGAGTTGTGTGTCCGTCTGAGACACCGGAGGGCGAATCCGTTGGTGTGGTAAAGAATCTCTCCATCACGACGGTCGTAACCAATGGCACCTCGCCAGAAATGGTAAAGGCGCTACTTCGCGATAGGGTTCTGCTCTTGGAAGATATCACGGACGAGATGAGCCACCGGATGGTACAGAACACCCGCGTCTGGATAAACGGTCGCCTGTTTGGCCTCGTAGACGACAGCGTCGCAACCCTGAAGTTCTTGCGAGGTAAGCGTACGGCCGGTGCGATTAACCCAATGACCTCGCTGTATCTAAAGGGTAAGGATATCATCGTGTGGACCGATATGGGGCGCATCCTCCGTCCCCTCCTGAAGGTTGACCGCCAGGGGAAACTCCGGATTTCACGCGACATCCTGCGAAAGATTCGTGATTCGGAACTTAACTGGACAAAGCTCGTGTGCTATCCAGGTATTGTTTCAGATGTAACGACTGGTTCCCCGGGTGCGTTTATAGAGTACGTAGACGTGAATGAGATGAACTCGTCTATGATTCTGATGTCTCCCAGATATCGCAACCCGAGCATCCGTTACACTCATATGGAGATTCACCCGTGCACGATTCTAGGGACAATGGCGAGCATGATCCCCTTTCCCGACCACAACCAGGCACCGAGAAATACGTACCAGTCTGCGATGGGAAAGCAGGCGATGGGTATGTACGCCACAAACTATCTAGACCGAATGGATACCGCAAGCAACGTGCTGTGCTACCCACAGAAGCCACTTGTATACACCAAGATGGACACGTATTTCCGCAATACAGACCTTCCCAACGGAATGAACGTTGTTGTTGCGATTATGTGCTTCACGGGGTACAACCAGGAGGACTCGGTTCTTCTGAACAAGGCGTCTGTCGACAGGGGACTCTTCCGCTCATTCTTCTACCGGACATATCGCGACGAGGAGAAGAAGAACGCAACGACGGGAGAAGAGGAGAAGTTCTGTCGCCCCGACCCAACAAAGACGGAGGGGATGCGACACGGCACGTACGATAAGTTGTCATCTGATGGGTATGCTCCCGTGAACACGTGGGTAGAGAGCAATGACATCATCCTCGGGAAGGTCTCACCGGTTAGGCACGGGAAGACCGGGGGACGGAAATCAGGCGGGGCCTCGCGGATGCGAGACGTGATCGCCGAAAAGGTAACCTACCGTGACCTCAGCAAGACCCTCCGCTCTAATGAGAATGGATACGTAGATAAGGTATATCGCTCTATCAACGGTGATGGATACTGTGTGATGAAGCTGCGTGTTCGTTCTGAGCGTGTTCCCACGGTTGGAGACAAGTTCAGTTCGCGTCACGGACAGAAGGGTACGTGTGGGATGATTATCCCGGAAGAGGATATGCCCGTCACGCCCAATGGGATCCGCCCAGATATTATCATCAATCCGCACGCTGTACCTAGTCGTATGACGATTGCTCAGATTGTAGAGTGTGTGCTTGGCAAGGCTGGATGTATGACGGGGTCGTTTGGAAACGGTACGCCGTTTGAGGAGTTTGATACACACGATATCGGGGATGCTCTGGAGAAGCACGGTATGGAGCGATGGGGGAACGAGATCATGATGAGTGGTGTTACCGGAGAGATGCTATCGTGTCCCATCTTTATCGGCCCCACATTCTACCAGAGGCTGAAGCACATGGTGAATGACAAGATCCATTCTAGGTCATCTGGTCCGGTTGTGATGCTTACACGACAGCCAGCAGAGGGCAGGTCAAGGGATGGTGGCCACCGGTTTGGAGAGATGGAGCGCGACTGCATGATCTCACACGGAACGAGCGTGTTCCTGAAGGAGCGGATGATGGATGTTAGCGACAAGTTCCCATTGACGGTCGGCAAGGCAACCGGTCGTGTTGCGGTGACTGACCCGGGGAAGGGTATTTACCGCGGATTGGGTGGTTCTGGGGGGATTCGTACCGGCAACGGTGCAGAGTCAGACGATGCGGATGGGTTTGCGCATCTTGAGATTCCCGCGGCGATGAAGCTCCTGATGCAAGAGATTGAGAGCATCGGTATCACGACTCGTATGCTAACCGCATAGGTGCAGTGGGTTGGACTGGTTCGTAGGGTAGGTTCTATACATTTTCATTCTGGACGACGGGTAGATAGGATGTCTTCGTCTGGGTATATTATAGTGAATACACACCCTTCACCCAGCGAAACAACAGATGCTGCGAATACGGTGATATACGATTCCGTAGAGATGACACAGTTTGCGTCTGGGAATGAGAATGATGTATTTCGGGTGTATAACAACCTGCCCGTAACCGAGAGACTCTACATGATGAACCGCCGAGACCCGAACATTCACCATATCGTGCTGATGCGGAAACCGGCGGTGGAACTGGCTACACTTCCTCCGCCAAGAAACAATATACTTTATCTTGTCAGTGATTACGAGAAGATCCACGACCCATTTGTAAGCGCGTTTGTAAAGGGTGAGGTCTCTGTTTCTACAAAATCCGGAACCCGATTTGGAGATATCAAGAAGACGCTGAAGGGATTTACAAAAAGAATACATACGATGCTAATATCGGATAAGGATGCGCTTATGTCTGATTCTTCGCCGATACAGGTGTATGATGCGAGTGGTGAGGATATTTCAGGAGACTCGCTTCCGAGTAGCCTGCGGAATATTTCATCAAAAACACCGGAAGGTCTTTACAAAGATATATACAAGGATATCAACAGAGGATGGAAGATGATTCTCAATATGAATCCAGAAAGACTTGCTACTGAAAAAATATTGAATCCAGAAAGTACTCGCTTGATGCTAAACACGCTAGAAGCACCACAGGCAGAAACACCAGCAGCAGAAACGCCACAGGCAGAAACACCAGCAGCAGAAACGCCACAGACAGAAACACCAGCAACACCAGCAGCACCCAGTGCACCACAAGCAGAAACACCAACCACATTATAATCAGAAGCAGCAATGATGCCGACGATGGAACTCATGAATTGACGGACCGTATGTACGTGATGTCATATGTCACATACATACGCACGATGGCTGGTTCAATGACCCTTGAGAACGCCGTAAAGGAGAGTGTCGCGGACGCAAGCGCAAAGTACAACCTGAACGCATCAGATATCGTGATTCGGCATGGGACGCTCCAGTGGAAGTCAGAGTGCGGGGGACCAATCGGGAATCTTGTGTTCCGGGTCCCGATGACACGCTTTGAGAATAGCATCGTGAAGGGGGTATCAGATGTCTCCACTCTCATCTCATTTGCAACTCTGACCCTTTGTGAAGAGAACCGAGGACTCGCCGAGAACATTCGCCGTGGCGGCACATATGGTTCACCGCATTATTATGTGCTCGTGGATGGAACAAATCGTGTGCGCGTGTATATTGGACTACCACACACGCTCCGCTACACGACGATTGATGTGGAATATACCAACGACGAAGATACCGGAGAATACAACTGGGTAATCCCCCCGTCTGAGAATCTTTATGCGAGCATTTCTATGCTACCGGAAGACAGACCACTTGGTAGGCCGCCGCGTTCATTAGGACATGGGCTTCTCGGTGCTGAACGTGCTGCGTCGGATTACACCGCAATCGGTCTGTGTGCGACCCAAAGCGCGGGCCTACCCACCCGTGGGGTAAGTGCTTCGATCCGCGAGAGGAGTGGATACACATATGAGCCACCAATTGATGATGACGATGATGACGATGAATCTTCGAACTGGAACCGCTTCCAGATGAGTTGATTGCAGCTGTGGCGCAGACCGAGGCGTTGAAGGCGATGAACTCACGATTCGATGATGCTTGAGACAACCGTATTCTCCGAAACATCGTATCAACTTTTTCATAACACACATCAGATGGTAGACTTTGGAGCGGCTGTAAAGAAGATTGTACCTACCACAGGGGAATCCAAGGTTCTTCTGGGATGGGGACTCGCGTCCGCGATTATGTTTGCTCTCCAGTACGTTGTGTTTTCATTTGTGAGCGGCAGTGGTGTGTCGAGCAAGCGGCTGCCCGTGATGCGCATACTGGTCCTTGGAGGTATTGCATACGCGGTATTGATGATGCGTGACATCGTTGCGTATTATGCGGGTATCGGGGTGGATGAGATGTTCTCAATGTCACCCGTTGTTGTCTTTGGGATCATGTTCTTTATGTCGGCATTCTTGTTATACGGGATTCACGATATTCAAGACATAGGTTCATCAGTCGCTGTCTCGTCACAGAAGACGGGTGGGAATCTGTTTACGCTGTTCTTTGAATCCAAGGACGGGGAGGGGTTTGAAGAGATTGATGAAACAGAACTGACACATTCTCAGAATCAGCACGCCCAGAAGCCTCCACCAATGCCTCGCACGGACAGCATGGGGGTATCTCAGTATGGGTCGGGTACCGACCCGTTCGCAAACCCACCGGGCGGCGGGGGTGGACACGCGCTACCACACGGGACTCGCGATAAGGATGCAAATAAGACAATGTATGACCAGCGAGGCGGTGTTACACCACAACCACCAGCACAGGCACAGCAACCGACACAGCAGGCAGCGCCGCTTCAGGCAGCAGGGGGTATGATGGGAGGCGGCCTTGGGGGGGGGTCTGCGTTTGCTGCATTCTAAACGCGCGGTTTCATTTTATTTCTAATGATACGGATTCCGTATTCTTAGAAAATAAACAATCATCGTGTTTAACCGAGGATCAGACGAACAAATACGTACAGACCGATAATATCAAATACGCTCTTCGTGGGCTTGGCGATCGTCATCATCTTTGTAACGTGAGTGTTCCAGAGATACTCACCAAACATTGCGATGAGAAGAACCGCAACAACCATCGCGACAATCCGCCCAATAAGACTCATCATGCTCTCGTTCATCATCAGGGGATATCCTCTGACCGAAGAAAATCCTTCCTTTTCGTCCTTCTCACTGTGTTCCTTCATCACGCTGTGGTTGTGGCTTTCAGCGAATGCTCTGGCGCAATCTGAAAAGGCTTCTGTAAACACCATATCGTTCTATACTGTATCTGATGATTTTTGATGAAGATTTCTCAGGCGTTCAATCTCACCCGAATGAAGCGCGTCCAGGGCACCTTCCATAAAACAAACGCTGTGTTTCTCCTTATCCCACATACCCACTTGGATTGGTTCTTCTGGGTTGTAGCAGTATACAACCTGGGTGTCTTTGTGGAGCATATATACAACCCCCTTGTGTCTAAACAAGCGTAGATTGAGCGTAGAACTCATAAAGATGGTGGTGTGGTATCTTCCTCGGATTTAAATATAGCGGTCAATTACGCCCCGAGAACAATCTTCTTTGCCTTGGAGTCCCATGTTCCAACAATGGTTTCCTCGGCATCATCTGCCTCAGATACCTCGTTCGTATCTAGGAATACCACGTAACGAACACCGTCCTGCTCCACCTCAATGGCATCTTCGTCCTCTGCTTCCGCCTTGGTCTCCACCTTGGGCTCCGCCTTGGGCTCCGCCTTGGTCTCCGCCTTGGGCTCCGCCTTGGTCTCCACCTTGGTCTCCGCCTTGGGCTCCGCCTTGGTCTCCACCTTGGTCTCCGCCTTGGGCTCCGCCTTGGTCTCCGCCTTGGTCTCCACATTGGTCTCCACATTGGGCTCCGCCTTGGTCTCCACCTTGGTCTCCGCCTTGGTCTTGCCTGACTTCTTGGTCCTCGTATTCTTTGGAACCGTACTCGTAGGCTCGCCAAGACCCCACTGGTTTGCGATGGATGCCATCATCGTCTCCAGCTGGTTCACCGCGCAAATGGCTTGCTCGCGCGTATCCTCTGCCTCCTCCACCTGTCGACGCAGGTCTTCGATCTTATCGGTAAGCACGGTCACCTTGTCTTTCATCATCACAAGCATATCTCCGGGGTTCATTGCCATTCTGTTGTATGAACATATCTCACATCGTTTAGGCCCATATCAGTTTATCCAATGAACCACCGGATACTCGAAATGATACCGTGAACTGGTACCCGGAACAGCGCAACACATTCACTATTTAGACGGACTCGGTATGCCCATCCCCGTGGTATAACAAGCACATCTCCACCCTGGAGTGTAAACTCTTCCCCCTTCACCTTCTGTATAGTTTTACGACACACCATATCTCCGTGCTCACTCGCTTTAAAATTCGGAAAGGTTGGCTGGTTTGGGTGGAACACTCGTATGGTAACCTCTCCCCCGACGCAACGCAGGATGTCTTCTTCCGATGTGACCAGCGTGAGGGGTGACTCCGGATGATGTCCGGCTGGGTTTGGTATCATGCTGGGTGAACCAAACATACACGGCCATTTGGGGTCGCGAAGGCCCGAACGGACCATCTCCCACCAGTTTCCGTCCCGAAATGGCTTATACGACCACGCGATAAGACGCCCCCTTGCTTTGGAAATCTTTACGCGTTGCTTGCTTGTCCGAACTGTCCCACTCAGCCTTTTCAGGAAGTCCTTCATATCATGTATTTCCTCCGTTACGTACATACCAACAGATTCTCCACGCATAATCATTGGTCTTCCTGAGCGGGTTGTAATAGGGAATATCCGTGAACGATTGGAATACCTCGGTGTCCCCTTGCTGCTCTTCGGAGGGTCCCAAATATCGCGGGTCTTAGAAGTGGTAAGAATCACCAACAATACCATAGCAAAAAAACCAGCAAGAATACTAAGGATGTCCATCTGGATACTATGGGAAGTTATATGGGTCAAACTGTTCACGCAACCATATCCATTTTGATAGTCGGATGAGGGTCATACTCGAGAACACGGAACCCCCCTCCCATCTCCATGAGCTCATCCACGCTGTATGAACCGTACATCCCGTTCATAAAATCAATCGTTGGGAATGACCTGATATCCCGGGTACACTGCTCTCGGAGTGGATCTACGTGTCCCGCGTATACGTGACAGTCCCCGAAGGACATCACGAGTTCACACGGGGGAACACCCACCGCGTGGGCGATGACGTGCGTCAGCGTTGCGTAAGATGCGATATTGAACGGTACTCCGAGGCCTAGGTCTGCGCTCCGCTGGTACATGTGGCACGAAAGACCATTCTTACCAATCCAGAACTGTGCCATCACGTGACAGGGCGGCAGTGCCATCTTTTGGATGTCTACTGGATTCCAGGCGGACATCACCGCCCGACGACTCTCTGGGTGCTCCTTAAGTTCCTTGACGACCCATTCGATCTGGTCAACACCCATTCCATCATATTGAGACGTCTGGTACTCAAGCGGGGTATCTTCAACACCTCCATCGTCGTATGTCTTACATCCTGTGTATTTCGCACCAAAATGACGCCACTGGAATCCGTAGATAGGGCCAAGGTCTCCAACCGAAGGGTCTGACCCCGGCCAAAGAGGTCCGGTATCCGCGTTTGCCTGCCAGATACGCACCCGCTCGTCAGCAAGATGTTTGTTATCCGTGCGACCCGACACAAACCACTTGAGTTCTTCAAGGACAAGCCGGTATGGGACTTTCTTTGTCGTAAGAAGCGGCAGGACCCATTCCACACGACCGTCCTCTGTTGTTCGTGTGAGGTCAAAACGGAGCTGCCTCCCAAACACAGAACGCGTAATCCCGTTGCGTCCCTCGCGTTCCTCTCCGTCGTTCATAACCTCGGTCACGAGTGATATATATCCAGCCTCATTTCGCAGCATGTCTTCTAAGTCAGGGATAGTGGGTTTAGATAGCTGATATGGACGAATTACCATCCACGCGTCAATTTGCAAAAGATGTACTAGCCGAATATGTAAACGATGCGACTCTTCGGAAAGACTTTGCCACGAAACTCGGTGACTACATGCATGTATCGTGTGATGATGTAGATGACCCAGACATCGGTTCCTTTATCCGATATATTGACCGGCGAGATTTCCCTCCGGTACTCCGCAAGGGGGGGTATGTTGCAAACGTGTCCGGTGATATGATACAACTAAAAGCAGGTCCTAGAATCTGGAAAATATACAAGCGATATGTGGTCTGTTTCCAGAAAAAACGCCACCGTGACCATCTTATGGACGCGGTTACAAACCTTCTCCAGAACTACTGAAGTTTCTTAGTAGCGGAGAAATAGATGGGGATTTATGATACGCTGCGTGACATTCGTGTGTCGCTCGCAACGCTTGACATCATCATATCCGAGTTGACTGGGAAGCCAGAGTACAATACCCAGTTAGAGAACGCTCTTCGGGAGAAAACAAAACTCAAGCGGATGTCACGAGCACTTCGTGAGATTGAGACTTCTGTATCCAAGCACTTGCAAGAAAAACATCCAGATGTTGATATCACAACAACAGAGGGGAGGAAACTTCTTCGTGATAAAATATCGGATATGATTGGTGATTCAGGAAAATCTCTGTCTGAAGATGAAACCGAGAGCGCTATCAAGAATGCAAGCGACCTTGTTGAAAAGATAAAATCTTCTATGAGCGGAGATTTTACCAAGATATTGGATAAGATTGGTGCGGTCGAAAAAGACGTGTCGCGATTGCAGCTTCTAGTTAAGAATCTATCCGAAAAGGCAGATTTCGCAAGGAGTAAAGTGGGGACAGCAGGACTCTTTTCGCGTCTGCAAGATACGATCGGCGCAGCATCGCAGATTACGGGAACGGTTACCATCCGGGGTGTTCGGCATACGGTTGTTACATATGTTGCGGATGATCCAGTTCCTAAAATGTTTTCTTCGCGGTTCAAAAACCTGGAGCCTCGCAATATGATGATTGGGTTAGATCACAGATCAAAGGTGATTGACGATGCTATACGCACAACAAAAAGTTCCGATGGATTTTCTAAGAAAAATATTCTAAAGGCATCTGATCTAGGAACGGTATTTTCAAAGACAAATCCCGAAACTTTGTATGAAGGAGTCAACCGATTCATCGCTCTGGTACCAACCTCACCGTTTTCCATTGCGCTTCCTGCGGATAAGGCATTTTCAGTCGTCCTACAGAGCGTAGCAGATGCAGTTAGGAATAAGACATACACATTCCGTACACACGACCCGGTTACATACGTAGAAAAGGATACGGGACACGATATTCAGTATCAAACGAAACTGACAAAGCCATCATTCCTGGAACACGCAATATTACGACTCAGTCTGGAGTATCTGGATGTTATCTACAAGTATCTTATCAATACAAACGGAACTACACGTGGGTATACCGCTATATTACCATCGTCTGTATTTGGAATGCGACTACCGAGCAAGCTATTTCAGAAAAGGGCGCCTCTAAAAACAAAAGAGGGTTCCGAGAAACTATATACCGGAACACAGAATATGAAGGTGATTTGGGACCTTATTTCGGCATACGAAGAATCTGACCCCGGAAAACGTATTCCGTTTCTACTAAAGGTATCTGTAAAGGACATAAATGACCCCCAACTGGGTCTCCGCAATACATCTGAAAGGATACGTTCATCGAGGCTTCTGCCGAATACGATAAGCCAGTTATCACAGATATATGTTCGTTTTGCAAGACAAGCAACCCACGCTCCGATTGTAAAAGTTGGTCTCCAAGATTCTCTGGTTGGAATCGCAAGGGTTCACGATTTTCCGGTGTTTGTGGTTTCGAAGGATATCGTGGCGTGACCCCGTTCTGTATTAAATCTCCATTTCGTAGAGTAGATATAGAGAATGCCCGGAAGTCTTGTTGCTCTGGTCGCAAAATCGGATGAAGATAAATATCTGACCGGAAATCCACAGATTACATTCTGGAAGTCGTCCCACAAGCGCCACTCCAACTTTGCGCTCCAGAGATATCAGATCACCCGGCCGACGTCACGACTCATGTCGACCACGGTGGAGTTTAAGATTGAGCACGTGGGCGACCTCCTCCGTGGCCTGACACTTGAAATCGCGCTCCCGTCGCTTCAGGACTTGTCATTTGCAGATGTTTCATCGGGAGATATTATTTACACTGATAACGTTGGGTGCGCGGCTATTGAAAAGATAGAGTTCATCATCAACGGGCAGGTAATCCAGACCCTCTGGGGTGACTGGATCGCGGCGTACCAGCTGCTCGCAGAAAACTTTGGAAAACAGTATGCTCTGGACGAACTCCGGGGGGGTGACCTGGTATACAATGATGATATCGGAAAGGTGGTTGGTAGTGGAAACGGGATTGTTACGCGCATTCCCCTTCCATTCTGGTTTGCTCGTACAAGCGGGTGCGCGGTTCCTCTTGTAGGATTGAAGCATACCGATGTGAGAGTACGAACCTACCTGCGTCCTTACGACCAGCTCATATACAGCCCCATAGACGTGCGCTTGCCAGGGTCGTACGCGTACAGCTCGGTTCAGTTATTTGCGGACGTTGTCCATCTTGATCGGGAAGAGAGGACCACGTTTACATCCTCACCCCTTGAGTATCTTATCGAAACCGTTCAGCAGAACAACCGGGTGCTCACAGCGGCAAAGGCACAGCTTCGTGGGACCGACCCTGTGGCACTTGGTACGGTAGATGTTCCATCCGTTATGGAGACCGTGCCGCTCCAGCTAAGCCTCCCAACCAAAGAGCTCATCTGGGTCCTTGAACCGGAGCCAAAGTCATCGGTATACTGCGATATGGACAAGAACCGGTGGCTTCAGTTCCCCGTTGGAGAGCACGATGCGAGCGGCGACTTCTTTGCGGACCTCATCCAGGACGTTACACTACGCGTCGGAGGACAGTCGGTGTTTGAGACGGAGCACGCCGACTGGTTCCGCCTGGAGCAACCGGTTCGGTATCACACCAATGTCCCTGCTCAGCGCCTGAAGGGGGTGTACGTGCATTCCTTCGCGATTCGTCCAGAAGAATACCAGCCATCTGGGACGCTTAACTTTAGTGCGGTTGACAAGGCGGAACTCGTGGTGAGCATGTCACGACCTACCCAGAACTACAATCTGGTTGTATACGCGTGGGGATACAACATCCTGCGCATTAGCAACGGACTTGGTGGGCTCGCGTACACGTACTGATTGATTATCCTATCACATATGTTCACGTTGCTTAGGTAGTTAGAAACTACCAGAGCAAATGGCGTGTGACCCAAGTAATCCCATCAAAGGTGGGATGTGTTCCTTAAAAAATACTGGTCCTCCGGACGTAATCCTCCCGCTACGAGGGGCAATCAGCACTCCGGAGCAACTCGGTAGCAGCAAGGATGGAAACTATACAGCGATTGGAAAGAACCTCGGGGCACTGGATTATTACGCGACCTCGCTCGGTGAGGGGTCGCAGTTCAAGGGATACGGGATCCGAAAGGCATATAGCACGGGTATTGAATGTAAGAACATCAAGGGTCAGGATGCGTATCGGCTTGCGGACGGAACCGCGGTTGGGATTCCCGGTGAATACGGTGTGGTACCTCGTTTGATTGGTTCGCTCGCGGGCCTTGTTCCGGGTGACCTCGTCTCGTCGGCAAAAACAGGTACAACGTGCAAGATGATGTGGGTCCATGAGAATACGGATGCAGAGGCAAACAACATTCGCCATAAGGGAATGGGCGGTGTACCCAGTGGAAACAAGGTGATGGTATCTGATTCAAATGGTGTGGATTATATAGGAATGAATCAAAAGTGCGAAGCCGGTGAGTTTGGTCCCAATGCATGTAAGCAATATCCAGTCCAGGTGAGTGATATTGAACCTGGCGAGGAAGGATTCCGCGGCAGACGAGGTGGTAGCAGACGGGGCGGCGGGCGAAGGAGTGGCAGCAGGCGGAGAGGCAGGAGGCACGGGTCTTCTTGGAGAATGGGTCATTCGGGATATGGACCCACGTGGATACCCCACTGGAACCAGAGGTGGTACAATCGGTACCCAGTATACTATTCACCTCCCGTTGTGATCGATAGCCCTGTTTATGAGCGCACTTCCCCGGAGGTGGTAATCGTACGAGATGAACCACCGGCGAACCCAGCACCCAGCAACGACACCGCCCATCTTCTCCCGATGCTGCTTCTTGCGGGGGTAGTCCTTGCTGGTAGCGTTATCGCGCTTCGGAAATAGTCTATACCATTTTTGGGACAAACCTGGCGACCATCAACCCAGCAGCCACTTGGGCAACAGTGTACAGGAGGGTATCCATCGCACCAAGTGAACCCAGCGCATAACTCATCACCGAGACCGCTGGGTTAAGATTCCCACCCGATATTCCGGCTGTCAAGAACACTGCGGCAGCCAGCGCAGCCCCGATTGCGAGAGGATTTCCCGAGGTTGCACGTATCACACCCAAGAATAAGAACGTACCAAAAAACTCTGCAAAATAAGCACCCGAACGCATCTATTGGATGACGATAGTTTCATAGCGTGTCATCGTCTGAATTGACCATCGTCCGCAGGACAGATAGTGGTCTATACATTCGGATTCAACGATGGTTATGATCATCAGCATTGAGGGCAACATCGGGAGCGGCAAGAGCACCTTTGTTTCTTATCTGTCAAAGACTTCTGCACACACTGAAACTGTCACCGACACTGATATCACCGTGTATACAATTTGTGGTAAATCTATAACATTTGTTCCCGAGCCGGTATCCGACTGGAAAACGATCTGTGATGAAGATGGTACCCCGATGCTGAATCTATTCTATGCGGACCAAAAGCGAAACGCGTTTAGCTTTCAGATGATGGTCTATATCTCACGCCTGGTGGCCATCCGGCGGGCGGTGAGGAGTGGGGTCGATATTGTGATTACGGAGAGATGCCTGTACACAGACCGTGAGGTCTTTGTGAAGATGCTTCACGAAGACAAGATGATCCGACGTGTGGACTATGAGATTTACCGCAGGTGGTTTGAAGAGTTTGCGACCGAGGTCCAACCCGACCATTTCTTCTATATCGCGGCGGACCCTGTGGCCTGTCTTGGTAGGGTCCACAAGCGTTCCCGAGGTGGTGAGGATAGCATCCCTCTCAAATATCTTGAGCGGTGCCATATGTTCCACGAGGCGTGGTTGCAGGGGGATGGAATCCGTGCGAGGGTTCATACCCTCGATGGGAATGCCGAAAATACGGCCGTAGACCAGTTCGGCGATCCCCATATGTATGCCAAGTGGAAGGGTCTAATGGAACTGGTGATCCGAGAGGATGCGTGAGATAAGAACGCTCTTGTTTTCAGGACCTGACACGTAGATAGATACAATGAGTTCACGCGTTCTTGCAAATGGGCTGAGATTGCGGATGCTTCCGTCCAAGGATGATACGTGCCAGGCTTGCCTGATTGTTCCAGCAGGAGAAAACCAAGAAGGAGCAAATCGGCCGCAGGCAGCACACGCGTGTGAGCACATCTGCTGTGCGTTTAACGGTGGGTTTAAGGATGCGTATGGTTTTTTACGTCTCCGCGACGACCACGGCATTGTCATCGGGGCAACAACACACGCAAATTATACTCAATACTGTCTGCGGAATATACCATGTAAAAAGAGGTCCATCGCGGGTGTTGTGCGATTTCTCGCGGGGATATTTTCACCAGCAGGATACCGGGGCGAGGCGGGTGAAAAAGAGATGCGCGTGATTCGGAGCGAGATTGATAACGAAGACCCCACACAGTCCTTGATGTGGACGATGGCGTACTGGATCCGCCAGGGAACAGGCCGCCCAACCGAAGCCGCGATTCACCACGCCGGCTTACCAAGCATCACAATAGATACCGCGCTTGGGTTTCACAAGGAATACTATCAACCGAGTAAATGTGTGATGGTTGTTATGGCTCCTGAAAAAGGGGGCGCGTTTACCGAATGGGATACGATGCTTCTTCAGCATATGAGCAGCGCGGGCACGCGCGGGTGGGGGTCTATGGTACCCAATCGGTATACACCGGGGAAACTCACTCCGGACGGGTGCGCGGCGTGTTCGGTACCAAGAGGACTATGGGAGGTCCCGGTGCGGTCAAAAGAGGCGTGGTTTGTGTGCGCGGTTCCATTCTGGGTAAAAAGGGGAGAAGACCACTCGCTCTCGGAGATACGCGCAAGGTCTCTGATAGCATCGTGCTGCAGGCTGAGTGGTTCGCGTGACACGGATGCAATGACACTCCTTGATTATTTACGAACCGTACTCGGGATTACGTACAATGTGAATGGCACCACCATGTACGTTACGGATTCAGCAGGGCGCCGGGGATGTATTGCCACAATTGGCGCGATGCTCACAAGAGACCTTGCACACTCGGAAGTATCAAAGATACAGAGTGTATTACGCAGGGAATCATCCAGACTTCCAGGACGCGGGGGGCTCGGGGGGCTTACTGCGTGGTTTGTACAGAATCGGCCCGTAGATGTGGTCAGGGAAACGATGGCGATGTGCGGGATTCCCCTCGTATCATCTCTTGGGTGGGATGGTATCCGGAGGGCTCACAGCGCAGACAATGTGGAACGCGGAGACTATGCGATTATCTTCTCTTCTCGGACATCATAGTAAAACATGCCAGGCCACGCTTGCCCGCGATGTGGACAAGAGTTCCCGAGGTCTGAAAACCTGCAGAGACATCTTGCCAGGAAGAATCCGTGCGTGGATAACTCAGTATTCTGTAGTTTTAATCCAGTTACATCGGCATGTGATATTTCGTCAGACCCCTTGCCTTCAACGGTTCATATGTATACCGACCCAGTATGCCCGTTTTGTGGGAAACGATTTTCAAACATCACCAACCGGAACAAACACACGCGGTACGTATGCCGAGCATTTACGGATGCCCGCATCAAAACTTCAATCCGAAAAGCCGTGGCAGAACATCTCATCTTGATCGATACGAGGATTCAACACTCCGGATGTAAGACCGCAGAGGACGTTTGTAGGATTATTCACCAAGAAATAACCGCCCTTGGTTGTAAACGATAAGTCAAAATCAGCATTACCCAGTAGATGGAAAGACAAGGCCACACGTGGGTGAGGTACAGCATAGGGTCGTTTCTCCTTTTAGGAGCGCTATCACTCCTTACAACAATATACAAGATATCACCGGAGTTCCCCGAAACAATGCTGTTCGTAGGGACAATCCTGAATGCGGTTGTTGCTGGGTTGGTGCTGGTGTTTTATATATCGGGGGCGAATATGTTACCCGGTGGTGGGACAAACGTGTTATTCGCCCTGGTAACAACGCTGTTTATAACCACCGTCGTGAATACGACATCGTATTCGGCACAAAATATACCAGGGGTTTCTCTGTGGCTTCTCCCGTTTATGATCGCGGCGTTTACGATACCAATGTTTCTGATATTCGTGGGGTCTATGGAGTCACAGAGTAACATGTACTTTTACATTGGGTTGATTCTTCTGATAAGCATGTACGTTCTGTACGCAGCAACATCTTCTGGAGCAATCACGCTCAGGTCTCCTAAAAAACCACTCTCATTATCCAGTGCGTATTACGGGGGGGCGGAGGGGCGGAGCATCTATGATTTAGACAAAGATGCGGCGGAAACGGACCCCAACACCAGAACCCTTACAGACCTCACGTACCTGACCGTAGCATACCCAACGCTGAACGACGCGGATAAGATACCCGTTCCAAACTCATCTGACGTCTACGGTTCGCACAGCCTGGAAAACTACCAAAATGCCCTCAATGCGGGTGCCAGCGCGTTGTACATGGATATCTACTTCCAGGACCAGAATGTTGCGCTTGACGGCGGTACGAGTACTCCTTCAACCCTGAATACGTGGCGGGTAGGTACTCTCAACACGATGACTGGACTCGTACAAAACAAGCGAACCATCAGCCTTGCGTGCGTGCTTGCTGCCACACAGAACACACTTGGTATGAACCAGGGCGGCGTAGGTAAGACATATTTTGTGATACTGAATCCTCGGTACACGTCAGACCAGATTAAGAATGGAACAGAAAACGCAGAAAACATCCTGGCGAAAACAATACAGGATACCGTTACCGCGTGCGGTCTCCCCCCTATGTCACACACGCAGACCAGCAAATCTCAGGGTCTCTCGGAGACACGCCTCAATCAGGCACGTGACCAGGTCATATTCGTCCTAGGGGGGATACGTCAGCCGACCAGCCAGACGCTCCGTAATACAATACAGGGGACGATCGACCTCCAGGACACCTTCATCCAGACTACGGCATCCTCGCCCGGAACGCCCGAGTCTGCCCTCGCGTACACGCCTGGTGTTGCGAAGGTACCGTTTGATTCACCGACCATGTTGTGTACGAACGCAGTCAATATGGATAGTGTTCTTGTATCGCAAAATCGCTCAAAGGAATCCGTTGGAAACGGAACAACCGATACGCCCAAGTTGTGCATGGTATTTCCGAACAGCCGCGACGGCACGAGCCAGCTGTATGAGGATTCCAATCTTCCACACATTCGGTTCGGAACGTCTTTTGTTGTAGTATTCCCGTCGTCTCTTGGAAGGGGGTATCTACAGAATAAGAATGTCCTCAACGGGTATTCGTTCGAAGCAACGAAGAATAGCTCACAAATCCGCTCTTATATATGGGATAATACACTAAATGCAGACAATGCTCCACAGGCAGATTCCTATTTGTCGGTAATCCAATACTGCGGTAACTCTAGTGCTAATCCAATCAATCCCCTTACCAAAGGTGGTGGTAGTGGGGGGGGTGCCTGGAATACAATACTCGGGACGCGCATCCAGCCCACACAGTGGTGCGATAAACTAGAATCACACGTCACGATGACATACCTTGCGCGCCCCCTCGTGCTTTATCATCCAGCAACAGAGGTTGACCGGATGAATCGTGATATGTCTAAAGCAAAAATCGGAATCTCTTATGACATACGGGGCAAGACACCGGTTCCGGGATATGCCGTGAAACCATCCGTTATAGACCACTGGGGGGGCAGCGGACGCTATGGTATCTATTTTCTGCGGTCTGTGGTGACCCACGGCGATGTAAGGGCAACCAAACTGGATTAGAATGGTATCAGAAGTAGAATACATGACGAATCGTACACCAACGCGCCGTAGGATACGGCGTTCTAGTGGATATCCTGAACTGACCGATGCGATGATTGAACGGTTTACCGAGACTGCGAAACAGATTAGCGAGTCAATCGCGAAGGACCAGACGCGGGAGATGGTGCTTGACCCTAAAATTATAAATACCCTGAAATACGTGGAGAGGTTCGTATCAAAGAATCGGCTTATCGTATATGGTGGGACCGCGCTGAATGCCGTGTTGCCCCCTAAAGACCAGTTTTACAGCACCGAATATGACCTCCCGGATTGGGATTTCTTCTCTGATGACCCGGTAAAGCACGCAATCACAATCGCCGATGATGTGCATAAGAACACTGGGTCGGAGACGTTTGTGACCACTGCTGCACATCACGGCACATACAAGGTGTACGCCGACGGGGTATCGATTGCCGATATAACACACGTGGATAGCGAGTTACTGGATGTCCTCCGGAAACACGCCCTGACCCGCGATAACATACTGTATTCTGGACCAGACTACCTTCGTATGGCCGCGTATCTAGAACTAAGCCGCCCAAGAGGACAGGTGGAACGGTGGGAGAAGGTTATGAAGCGCCTGAGCCTTCTCAATCGTGCGCATCCGATTCAGATCCGCGACCACAAACCGACGCGACCAGAACTATCCAAGTCGGTCCGCACAGCGGTTTTGCGTGCACTGGTTAACTTACAAGATACACGTAAAAAGGAGGATGAGGAGTTTGCGTTCATCGGTCCGGAATGCGTAGACCTCCTGCGTCGTTCGATTGGACGAGATGGTCGCAAACGCGCGCCCGAGTTTTCTATTCCGAGATATGCGATGTATCCTATGCTCATTTCACCCAATCCGAAAAAAACACTACGTCGTATCACACGGACACTTGGTGAAGAAGACGGGGTCTTGTCGGATGGTACAAAGATACATACCGTCACGCGCCAGGGCAGAGGTGAGTTCCTTCCCGATTCATACGAGGTTCGCATCGGCAAAAAGGGGCCTATCGCGTGCTTTATCATAGGGACAAGCAACGGATGCCAGAGTGTCTACCGTATTGAATCACGTGTTCCTTCTTCGGATGGTAAGCGAACACAGAAGGTTCTGATCGCGTCGATCGAATCGTGCCTTTATATGTTCTTATCGATTCGGTTTGCGAAGGTGCTCCCGGTCTCTGCGTCTGCGATACTTAAGATATGTGACAAGCTCGTTCATTTACATTATAAAGCATTGCTTCTAGATGAAAAACCCATATTGCCGTTACCGACGGAATGCGTAGGAGACCAGGAGACACTGAATGATATGCGCAAGGAACGCCGGCGGGAGATTACAAACTTATCTAAACAACGGGGGTGGAAGACAAGCGCCGAATACTATCTCTGGAACATTCGGTACAACGGGGGAGATGATAAACTCCACAACACGATTTATCGTGCTCTGGAGACATACAAACGAGAAAACGCTGGTTCTGATACAAAGAAAACACGTACAAAGCAGAAAACACTCAGACGGAAGAAGACTCGTAATGTTTGAGTGGGCAGTCATTTTCGTGCTGGTTACGCCGTGACTCGTGTTCCATCATCCGCATCCATCCCGGGGGACGGCAACCCTCTGTTGCGTCAGCCATTCCCGTAGTTGGGTCAATCACTGGTTTAGACGCGCATCCGCACGCGGTTCCACCAGGAAGTATATCGTCTTTGCGGAGCTGGCGAATCGTGTTCGCCAGGACCTCGCGGAGTTCTTCGATGTGTTTTGTCTGCCTGTCGTCTACTGAGCGTTTGCTTCCAGGGGATGTGTTAGAAGACTGTGGTTTGTTATTCCTTGATTCGAGCTTCTGGAGACGCTTCACCGTATTCGCCAAGACCTTGCGGAGGTCTTCGATGTGTTCTTCGTCATCCGATACCTCTTCTTCTAGGGTTTTTATGCGCCGTGCTGGGTTAGCAGGGCGTATTTTTTCAGGCGAAGGCTCCTGGAATCCCTCCCTCGGAGTAAAAGACCCCAGGATCACTCCTAGAACAATCGCACTCACTAGAACGACTACGAGTGTCGTAATACGACCTGTCATATGTCCTTTCATCTACAATGTGTAAATGGAAAAACAGTTCCCCTTGTGTGATGAAGTGGTTCAATCGCGGTAGTTCTGGTAGTCGTCATCTTCAGTAGCCTCGTCATCTTCATCATCAATCCTTGGTGCAACATACAGTTCTGTGAATCCACTCGTGGGGGAATCATCGTACTTGCACATAAACTGAATCGGTAGGTCCTTGGTGAATGAGATACGAACATTTGTAGACATCTGTCCCGCAGCAAGGAGTCGCTTAGGATACGTTGCCGCAACGGATGTTTCCGATGGACTACCAACGTGTGTATCAGTGTGTAGCACCACATCAGCATCCACAGTATCGGTCTGATAGCGGAGACGCATCATATCCGGTGACCGCACAAAGTTAACAACCGATGCATCCAGTGATTCTGCTTGTCCGAATGCCTTTTGGAGAGTCTTGAATGGGACATCCGTGCAAACATCATACTCCATTTCCGGGATATCCATAGCATCCTCCTCGAGGTCCATCATCTTGACTACAAAGCGTGACGTGCCATCGCCAGTTACAACACGAAGGTCCATAGAGTCCTTGCTGGGGTCCACACCCATATGGATACTCTTGGCACCACTGAATGTTCCTAGGATGGTTGAGATCACCTTGTATGGAACCCCAACGATGGCATCTTCTCCCGAATATACATACTCACCCCCTCCTTCCCGAAGCATCTGTGCTGGCAGTGATGTGCGGAGAAGGCAAACGTGACTCTGGTCCATTCCTGTCATTGAGATACCATCCTCATCAAATGTCATGTTGCCCTCGCCGATCATATCGGTGTATAGCCTGGTGACGGACTGGAAGGTCTTGTACAGAGACTCTGGAATTACCACATTGATTGACATGACTGGGGTGATTGATATGACTGGGGTTGTGTCAGGTGCTGTGTGATAGAGGATTCACACCGTTCGTTACCGCCGTCAATTACGACCCCCTGCCGCCGCGGCCCGGAGTTTTTGATGGGTCTTCTTCCCCTGGTTATCCATTTCGTCTACCAGCTTGGCTGCCCGTGAGACATCATCTCGTGTTTTTTGTATGGTATTGGTCATAGTTTCCATGTGATTTATCGCACGGTTGACAAGGTGTGTCGCAGAGTAGTATGGGTATACCTGTATTGTTGTGGTGGTTGTGGCGAACCCCTCCTTTTTTTTTGCCTGCAGTTCTTTCTGCTTTTCATCTGAATCTTTTTTTAGGGTTTCTACCCGTGGTAGAAGTGACGCCTTCTTGTTTCCTGTAGTGCTCCACGCTAGTATATCCAGTTGTTTACCAGTACGACGAATCACATCTCCCAGGCTGTCCACATACTCCTTTGCATTTTGATAGAATGTCGCCTCGCCGTTGCTCTTGGGTTCCCACGCGAACGAGATTGCCTCATCGGGACCTAGTAGAGAGACCCGTGGAATCCCAAATGGGAGATTACCCTCATTATCTTTTAGCCCACCCAGTGGTAACCGTGACAGGGACGTAATGGGTGCGTAGTATGCTTGGATGGGGTCATCTATCATCCCAGCCCTCTCGCGGTCTGCTGGGGTCATCGTTAACCAGTGCGTATGCTTCTTTCTCGCGGCCTGTTCTAGCTTGCTTTCGACAGATAGATACTTGTTATATACGGCCTGTATATCATCTTGGAGATTCTGGTATTTGGTATGTGCGGTCATTAGTCTTGCTTTCCAGGATAGAACCTCTTGTTTATCCCACGGTTCACCTCGCTCATACTTTACAATAGTCTTCGTCTTCGTTCCCGTTTTTTCATTCTGAAAGCCCTCTGTGCGCGACCCTCTGTACAACGGGTATGCGATCACACTCATCGCGATAATGATACCACAGCCAACCAGGACACTCGTATATGCTGGGTTGTTCATCTGCTACTCACGCGGTTTTTGAGATACAACGTTAGATGTCAGAGGAAATATACACACCGCGCGATATTACAAACCCGCTTCGTACAGGGGCCGCGAATCCTTGCTGTGATTCGGGATGTGGTTCCAAAACGTGCGCATCAGGGATTCCTACGAAATGTTATAGTTCGTTTGTGTCATCACAGTCTTTTTTTCTCCAGATGAAAAAACAGAATCGGGCAGCAAGAGCGTGTTCCAACTATGCACCCGGGTGTGATCGTGGTGGGTGTGCCAGCAAGGGTTCACGTACGTGTTCTGTAAAAAATGGAAAACAGCGAATCACGACGTACACCAAGACGGGTATGAATGCGTCGCCACACCAGGGGGGTGGTTCCGCGAAGGAGATTCTGAAGCAAACAAAGCATCGTAGCGCAAAAACGGTTCGGGGCAAACAGGTGTCACAGGCAACACTCATCCGCGCCGCTCGCCCGGTACAGCGTCTTCCGATTTCTACACTAGGAAGGCCGCACACGTATGGTACTGGTGTAATGCTTGCCAGAACCCCTCATCGGCCCGCTGGGTGGAACAAGCCTCAGTCGAAGGAATGCTGTACGGACACCGAAGCCCGACCACAGCCCCCGAGCAGCACACCGAACCTCGTGCGTGGTGTCCCTCAGAACGTCATCGGACCAGGGAATCCGTGTAACGGACCGTGCACGTGTGGATTCTGTGGGACGTGTGGTGAAAATAATCAGATGGACTAGATAGACATGCCTAACTCACAGCCACTCCGTACGTTTGAATACTTGAATCGCGTAGCTGGTGCGAAGTCACTCGTAGCCGGAAAATGCACAACTACAGGGTGCCGCAAGAGTGCGCTTCTTACGTCAACTCGGTTGCCACAGACACAACGCCTCCTGAACGAAAATATTGGAAAACTCGCGTGCTGTGATTGTGGGGGTGCTTGTAAGGCATCTATGACAAAACTTCTTGGGCGCACGGCCGGGTGTGGTTGCTGCCGTCATAACTAGTTTTCCGATGTGATTATGTAGTTTGTTATACAAACCCCATAACTCAAGCGTGTAAATCCTTGATGCGAAGGACCTGGTCGTGTATCATCGCGGTTGTTCTCCGCAGGCCCCATAGAAGAAGCGTACAGTCTGGGGTGGAGTCGTGTAGATTCAGGCGGAGTTCCGTGCGCGGCATATGCTCCAAAAACGTGCCGCCGCTAGGAACCCTGGGGTCTGTGTCCCAGAATCTTCCGTATACAAATCGTGTCCGTGTGGGAGGTGTGCGTCCCGACTGAAGCCACGAGTCTTGGCGCCACCATAATGCCTCGCGCCGTTCTAGGACCATATTCCCAACAACCAGCTCCGCGTCCTTTAATAACTCCGCCGGAGGACAGTCTACGTTCCTATCTCCCACGACTAACTGGTCGGGCTCGGTATACAGTGTATCCAGTGTTGTTTCATCCAGGTCGCGCTGGTTTACGCTGTCAGTCCGGAATCCATCAAACCGTGTATTCCGACCAGCCCGCTGATGAAACAGAGGACGAAGTGCGAACACAAAACCAACCATCTCGTTCTGGAACGGAAGGATCACGGAATGGTGCTGGCGGCCCTGGAGTGGTATCTCCATAAATGTTCGGGTTACCACCGGAAGAGACCATCCTGGGTTTGGAATGCGCGATGATAATAGTGACCCAGCAAACCCACGAATCCCGTACCTGTCCCGCGAGGGGAGATCGCTTATTTCATAGACCATAGATGCCCGGATAATCCCACCGGCATTCCCCGTTCGACCGACCCACGTATCTTCCTTGGGAGCACCCGCGGATGGCAGGGTCGTATCAGGCTGCGTAAATGCACCGTCATTGCACCCTACCTGGGCACACGCGGTATCCTCTGCCAGGATACACGGATATCGGGTGCGTACGTGACATTCGTGCCGGTCTTCTTTGAGTAAAAACAAGGGAATACCTCGGGATACCGCGGCTTGGTCGCGATAAAAAAAAGGAAGGTCGATCATCACATCCAGTGTCTCGTCATCGTTTACACTCAAGACCGTCCCTGGGACATTATACCCCAAGATATCGCGACAGATATGCCGGTTACCGCCTCGGTCCGAGTCGTGCTGAATGGATATCCACTCGCCCTCCACCCGGTCAACCACATCGCCGTCGCAGCGCAGTGTTGCGTCGCGAATCAGATTGGGTCCAGCAGGAAGAGGTATATCTACACCACGGAGAGTCAGCACCAAATACGAAGCGTGTAGTAAATCCCCCTCACTCGGCAACACAAACCGGAGCGTTCCGTCGCGGGCCGTATCTGTCGCAGGGTATTCTTCCCAGCGAACGGTCCAAGGTACGTGGTCTTTTACCTCGCGCACATCCTTTGCTAGCCGCCTTGGGGTCAACCTAGATGTATTCTGTGTAAGGTATGCTACCTGGGGTCCTTCCCCTGCTTGTCGTATGATACGGGGGTCCATCTACTTGGTATTGCTTGGTATATAATATGCACCACGTATTAATAGATGTCTTCATCAATCATATTTAATGTTGAACACACTCCTGTACAGATAACGTCCCAGATATTTAATAATATCTACCAAACGAATCAGACCATACAACCCGGAGATTTGTCTATGAATACTCTGATTGTAGACTATATTCGGGATATACTCCATAGTTCATATATGGCATCCGCAAGTAAGCTCGTGGTTGATACGCCCAATGTGAACGTCGTAAATGTAAATACGGGCGTTGTTTCATATGGATCTATATTAGAATCTATACGTGCCAGCATCACGCCATCTTCGGTTCAGTCTATTGGGTCCTTTCTTTCTACAAACCACCAGCGAGACCCAAATGCACCATTTCTCGTTGGTGATACGTTTACATTCCATATGCAAATTAGACCAGGAAGTTTTACAGTATATAATGATGCACCACGTGAAACACGGGATGGAATACAGTTTTTTGATACGACAATGGGCGGTATCCCCGTTCAGATTGCAAACGGCGAGACTGTTGAAATATCTCAGTGGATATTCACGGATGATACCCTGAATGGACCATATTACGATGGAGATGCTACAACAGGGTTTATGATGAATATGGCAATCGAAGTTGTCGGACCTATAGTTTCGTATGATTACACGTTTGCTCCATCGTGGGTACTGCAGCCAGTGGAACTCAATAATATATATTCACAGTCTTCCACGTCCGTTGTTGTAGATAAAGATTCTAATATGTATATTACGTTTTATAGTCGTTCGTCATCGTCATCCAACTCATCTGATCTTGTAGTTGCCAAGTTTGATATGTATGGAAACCTAATATGGAATACAATGGGGGATTTTAATTTCCAAAATATCGCAAACTCGGCTTACCGAGAAGAAAATCCCAATATTATGATATCGGAATCTACAAATCAACTCATTATCGCGTACATGACAATGAATCCGATTCACGGAGGTAGTGATTCTAAAATAATCGCCGTTGATAAAAATACAATGTCTATAAACTGGTCATATCAGGGACCCGAGATTAACTCATCAAACGATGATAATGTACCGGAGTTATCACTTAATGTACATGATAATACGTTTGTAGTCGTACATAATATACGTGGAAACACGAGTGAATCCGGTGGTGCATATCAGGGTACGAACCACTTTTATGATGATATCTTGTTTTCAAAGTTTGATTTAGCAGGTAATCACTTATGGACAACTCACGATATAAGCGTAAATACTTCATTTCAAGAGGTCCACCCGTCTATTGCGATAGATACAAGCGGTTATATTTATATAGTATATATGTCATCTGGAAATGTAAATAATCTAGGGAACGAGGGCTCGTTTGACATATTTTTCGCAAAAGCATCACCCGCGGGTGATATTGTATCCATTCAAAAACTAACAGGTGTAAATACTAGCGCGCCGGATGTTGTACCAACGATACGGTATTCTAGCTACGACAATACATTGTATATGAGCCATTATAGACAGGGTCCTTTTGAAATTATAATTACAAAAATAACGTTGAATGGTGATGTTATTTGGACAACAACTGACACAGTGAATGTTGACGTAATCAATGAATACATTAAAATAGATGTAGATCAGGAAAATGGTATGTGCGTGTTCTCATATAGCGCATCCCCAACGCGACCGGGTAACTATGATATCGTGATTGGCGCGGTAGACCCCGATGGGAATATTTGTTATCTAGAGAAACCGCCCATTCTTCAAAGTAGTTCCCCCGAGTATAACGCATCTGTTGTGGTTACCCAAGGTGGAAATCTTCGGATTGCGTATGAAACTGAGGGAAGTGTAAATGGAATGCCATACCAAGGTGGGCGCGATATTGTTGTGGCCTCGTTGGATAAGATATACCCTAATCTGAACTAATCTGAAAACAACGGGCCTATCTTTCCCCTCTGAATGCGGAAGGGTTCGTCGCTCACGGCCACCACAACGAGCCTTCCGGGTGTGGTCTGAAGCCGGAGCTCGTCAAACCGTGATGCGTTTATGAATCCAGGACGTAAATCTATGCTATATAGGGGGGCGTCTGCCGACCCAGTCCCCGCGGTAAGCCGCGTCCAGTCTTCAAAAAATCCGTCGGGGGGAATCCTCTGGTACCAGTGCGTGGAACCAGCGTAGACCTGGGAAAGACGTATGCGGGAATATGTGCGCTCTCCGCCCGAGAAGGATGCGTTTTGAGGCGATGCGTACAAGATGCGACGAATCCCGTGATTTGCCGGTATGCTCCGTAGAAGGCCTTCGGCATCATCAAACCGAAGCAGTCGTACCTGCCGCAGTATCATTGTTCTTGGGCGCGAGATTAGCTGGTTGCGGAGTTCCGCCGGGATGGTGTACCCGACGAGGTCTGCGACGGTCTCCGTGATGGTAAGACCCCCCTCCACCGAGGGCGGTAGCATTTCACCTGGTTTGGGAAGCGACTGTGAACACTCCGGTGGGGGTGACCCTGATATCTGAGGTGGCTCATATGGGTCAGTTGATATACCCACAATAAGCCGGTCCATGGGGGCCAGGGTGATTTCTAGACGGAGATGGCGGTGTCGGAGAGCCGCCGTGGGGAGGGGAGCATACCCCTGCTCCCCGAAGGACCACGGGATCCGAATTCGCATTCTTCCATCCGGTGACCCAGTTGACGGCAGCGTTGGGAATGCGATGGGGTCTAGGCCGCCTGGATGGATGTATCCATAGTTGTTTGCGTCTGTTCTTGCGCGGTCAGTGAGATTCTGGTCCTGCTGGTTCAATAAGAATAGGGCTTCCCCTGGGCAATCGTGGAGAATCGCGTCTTCGTGCCTGATAACAATCCGTCCTAGCGCATAATACCCGACACCGTTAATCCACCGGTATCCAATAGGGAGTTCGGGTAGGCGGAATCGGAGGGTTAGGTCACCAATCAGGTCTGCGGTGAGCGGGAGGTCTGCGACAATCGTCTCTCCGAACCGATGGGAGCCACGTAGCGCTACTGACCGGGTTGACCTTGAGAATGCCTCGTGTGTTGGTGAGCGTGTCAGATACCCCAGCACGTCATCGGGCCTGCCTTCCTTTAGAGACTCCGGTGTTCCATATGTTGAAGGGGATACACCGTGTTCCTGTGTACCAAGCGATGGGTTTGTGTGGCGCTGGTTACGGGTTGTCATATCTTCGTCATCGTGGAATGCGTCAATGGAATCCAGTAGCCCATCCTTGATGCGGAGACGTTGCCCTCGCTGTAGGACCACAGATATCTCAAAACGGTCACGGTCACCTGGTGCGCGGTCAATCGGGTCAAACCGGAGACGCAGGGAAATCTTTGCGCTGGAACGTGTCATCGCCCCTGGGGCCGAATATCCATCACGCGAGGCGCGATACACGGTGCTTATGGGGAAAAGATGAAGTCCGTCTTCGCCCTGTGTTGGGCTGGTTATAGATTGAGACCTGCTATCCGGTATCCTAGAACACCGACCCAGTCGGGAAACATATCTTACAACTTCAGGACGCAGGGGTCTGCTGGTTGGTTGCGACCCGATGTCTAGCCAGCATTCGCGGAGCGCGCGATATACGTCGGGGGCAGAGGGGTCTCTGTAATAATCACCCCGGTATCGCTGGAGAGTGGTGGTCGTTTCACCCAGGTCACCCATCACAAACGCAAGTGACCGAAGGTCACGGGTGTCTTCGAGGAGGAATGATTCCAGTGTTGCCGCGGATCCCTTTTCGTACACGCGGGTCTGGTTCGCAAACGTCGTAATCGGGAGAACCAGCGGGAGTGTTTCCATCTGAGATACCTGTGCTGGTGGGAGCGTAAGGCCCTGGAACCAGAATCGGGTTCCCCGGAGGTCAAGATTCTCTGGCATTGCCGCGGATGGCGCGTACGTTACGCGGATTAATAGACGCGTTTTTGAAAGTGACACGAGTGGAAACGGGGCACGATCCTTAAGAATACAAAACGGGATTGATAGCTGGGTCGTGTTCGTAGACCCAGCGGTATAGACATCCCCGTATGCGAGGTACTGGAGGATTCTATATTGGTCATCCGGCGTGGTTGTCTGGGTCCACGTGAGGATATCCAGGGGGGTGAGGGTCTCGATGAGTACCTTATCGGTCGTGAGGAGTTCAATCTTCCGAATCGCTCGCATGATCGCAGGGGCGGTTCTGGAATGTATATCTCCAGATGGGTCGTATCCCGGAGTGGTAGGTATTTCTAACCAGGCCGATTCAAGGTAGTGTATGTCGGTTTCACGTGAAGTGGGCACCGGGAACAGAATGGTTGCGTCGGGTTTCGCAGAGCCCTCGGCTTCGGTGTGTGATACCGCCCTGACAATGGGGTATTCGGGTGGGTGTGGGCGGACAATCCGCGGTTCTTCTGGTTGTAATGATGTGTGTTCGGAATGATGTTGCGATACGAGGACCTCGAGTATCGGGGTCGTCGCGTCATTGCCTGCCATCTAACTATCATCGGGCGGCAGTCTAAGGATGACGAACGGGAACATTCCCGATCCTACCCCTTGTCTGCGGCGTCCAATCCGAAGGAGGCTCTACTAGCGGGAGTACCAGGTTCTTTGTAGCAAGCCTTGTGGAGTTATTAAACCGAGCCGAGTTCATCCCGCGTGCCTCATCATACTTGCGCTCCATACCACACGGTGCACCTGGATTTGTAGAATGATACCCGGCCCTATTCAGCGAGCACGCATCCATCGGTGACACCCGCATCTGCGCGTGCGAACCGGGCTGAGACGACCGCGGCAGGATTACACGCTGTCCAAATGCACGGTCGCTGAGGGGCTGGTCTAGATTGCGGATGGACGACTCCTGGTCAATGGCACCCGCGTAATGAACAAACTCACCCTTATGGGGGAGAAACCCGCCCTGTTCCAGGGCCGGTCGGTCCCGGGATTTCGTCTGGATAAGAGTTGCAGGAGCCTGACGCGGTGTTGATTCGGCACCTCGCCAAGTCGGGCGATGGTCGAGAGGCGCGTGTGTGTTTGGGTGGTCGTTGGGGACATAGTATGCCGAATAATCCGTGGGGGTTTCCTTATAACAGAATGTCATTCGTGGGAGATTTCCAGTGATGGGACGGTCCCGACTGGGTGTATACTGCAAATGATTCATCGTCTATAACCAGGTGGAAGGATTTCATCCCGAAGATGCCTCGGTTGGAAGGCTGGGTTCCTGTGAAAATGTGGTGAACCCCTCGGTTGGTGCGGTTGGGATGGCGTTGCGTGGTGTCTTTATCCCGGGGATCATACTGCTAAGCCCGATTCCCATCCCGGTCTGGTCGATTGCCTGGCACACCCCGTAAAAGATGATCCGGAGTGTGTCCTTGTGGTACGATACAAGCGAGACTGCTACCATTGATATCCCCACGAGAGGAACCAGGAGTGTCCATACCGACACTGGTATGTCTTGGCTTAGCATCACGCTCTGAACCCAGTCTAATGGGATTAAACACACACCGATTCCAAGAATCAAAAGGGTTGCTTGTACGGAGTCCATCTATGTTGTCGTATGGTATTTAGATGAACAAACCAAACAGATGTCGTACGCGACCACATCCCTGGAATCCGTCGTGGATCAAATCCGGCCCATTTACGTCGCTTGCGGATGCGAAACGGGCGGAGACAAAATGGAGGAATGGGTCCTCTATCGGATTCACCGCGACAAGCAGCCTAAAATCAATGGGTCGTATCCCACGGACGCATGGTAAGTATGAACTAGGGGATAAGTACAGCACGCGAAGGTAGCATATGTCGCAATACAGGTCATCGGTGACCGATGTGTTTCAAAAAGCGGGTGTTGATATCACACCCTTATCGTGTATCTTAGCACCCGTTACACATTTTGCGGCGATAAAGAAAACCACGATAACATCGCGAGGAGGTAACTCGTACGATGCCGCTGTGCTTGTTGTTCCCCTCGATCGATTCGGGAAGATGGTTCAGGAAGTCCCGTTTGGAGAAGAATCGTTTTGTGACCCGCCGAGTACCCGAAACACCCTGGTTCGCGAGGACAACCCGCGCACCACGTGTGATAGATGCGAACTTACGTGGGAACAGCTTAGGTGTATGTATCGCAACACGGGTGGGAAGAAACGCCCCCGCAAAGAAGAGTTCGGAAGGGCATTTGCGGCTGTTGTGGGTACCAGAGACAATCACACGGTGGACCTTGCCAGGCGTCAATACTACGCGTATGCAGGTGGTCCGTTAGACGACGTAGAACTGGTTGGTCTCTATGATGCGGGGATGTACCCCGTGAACGAATCCACGATAGATGATATCGTGACATTCCTTCCAGATGATATCGCGAACGACCCAAAGTTGCTACGTCGCGCGTACAATCAGT